CAACTGTTTCTGACTGCTCAAAACGATCCCAACCGTATGTTAGATTGCCTGCTGTTGCACTTACAAGTGTACCGCCTTGTAGTGATTGAGTATTTGCTGTATTGTTGCGAGCAAAGTCTCTACCAAGTGCAGCTTCTGAACCCCAGTTTGTTACGTTAGCGCCAAGATTGGTATGACCCAACCAGTGTACATATTCTGATGTTCTGAAAATAACTTCTTTATAATAGTTTGAAGCGCCTGTGTCGTTCTTAGCATCCGATGCTTTTGATACGAAAGGATAAACTTCAATAACTGTATTTTGTGTTCCTGTGATCAAACCATCTTCGTCAATGACTGCGATATGCATTTCGTCATTCGTTGCACCACGACCTTGAGCAAAGAGTGAAGTACCTGGCTCATCGCTAAATGAATTTTTATATGCCCAGCTTGAATATGCCGTTGCTGAGTCGCAAACAGAAACTTTAAGTGAGTTACCAAGTGTTCCTGGATAACGAGCAGCCCATGGACCATAAGTTGCTTCGCCAGAAGCATAGTAACTTGCAGTGTACTGTTCGTCGTTGAAAATCTTTAATCCTGTTGTATTTCTTGATGTTGCATTGTTTGAGTCCGTATTTGCGCGAACTAGGCGCAAGGAATTGCCGTATGCAAGAAAGTTTGCAGCAGTGAAAAAATCGTTTGCTGTTTCGTTATTTGGTTTGCCGAAAATTTCGACCAACTTGTTTTCTGAAGAAACAAGCGTAATTTGGTTCGCTGGACCCCATGCAAATGTTCCAACGAGTGCGCCAGTCGTGGTACCAACAGCAGGGACAACTGTTGTTAAATCGACTTCAGAAACATTTACACCTGGTGATAATTGAAAAGCCATATTTATTCTCCTAGGGTAGAGATCAATCTTGTAGGTTCTACGGGATATTTATTAAAAACCATATTTGTCAGATTCATCTCTTTCTACTACCGTCCATAAGTCACCACCCATTCGCATTCGCTGCATTTCTGCAACATCGTCCAAAATGATCGGTAAAGGTAGTGATTCTTCCTCGATAGCGTTCATTTGATCGGCATAAAGTTTACTTCGAAGGTTGATATTTGATAAATCTTTAAAAAACTCTTGATTTGAGAGCCATGCAAAGAGAACTAAACACATAACGAGGTCATCATGACTACCGTCCTCAGCTTCAAAACTGGATCCTTTTGATACAAAGGTCGAAAGTTCGGAAATTATGTCAAAATCAGTGATATGTAATTTCGCGGCTTCAATTAAATTCTTTAAAATCGAACAGCCGAGTCTTTTTACCGATTTTGTGGTACGAATGCCTCGTTGGATATTTCGCCCATAACCGCCAGTTACGAGAACCTTATTTCGTACTTGAACCGTCGATAATATATTCTCATATTCATAATCGTCAAATAAACTGTCGACGATCTGTTGTCCGTTATCGTTAATTTCGATAAGTGCATAAGACTGGTTATAATACTCACCAATTTTCTTAATAATCGAAGGATAAACCAATGGACTAATTTCATTATCTTTATAAACGCAAACTACCTCGTAAGGCATTTCCGTAATATCAATTGTGACTGCGGCTGAATAGTCTAACCCTTTACCGCGAGAAGTATCGACAATTGTGACGTAATTTCGACCGACCACAGGTTGTTTGTATATTTTAATGCCTGTATCGGACAGATGCAATGGTTTTACAAATGCAAGAGATTTAAGAGCTGCAGCAGATAACAGAGTGCCAGCGGAACCCATAAACTCGCATTCCATTTCCTGTAAATACTTTTCTTCACCAAGAACACGACGTTGTTCGTTTGCCCATTCTTGTGTACGACCTGGAATCTGACGCCAGTTAGCCTCAATCCAAGCAAAGCCATTTTGACCTTCGACTGCTTCCGTCCACATTCTATAATAGTGATTCATGCCGTTTGGAGTTGAAGAAATCAAAACTTTAGAACTCGTACCAGAAGAAATCGTTGGATATACAGACGTGAAGAATTCGTCAGCAATGTTAGTTGGTACGAACGCAAACTCGTCGAGATATAGTAGCGAGATAGAGAAACCACGAATTGCACTAGAGGCGGTTGATTCTGCCATTACACGGCAGTTGTTTTCTAATTCAATGTCGCCTTTGTTCCATGTACGCACACCTTGCTGCAACCACATTGGTAGTGATTCGTAAGCGAGTTTGACGCGATTGAGAATTTCACGAGAAGTCTTTGCTTTGTTTGCAAGAATGGCTACAAACTTATCTTCATTGAATAAAATATACCAAAGGATGTAACCTACAATCATGGTCGTTTTAACGATCTGACGACCAGCTTTTACAATCACCATGCGATTGTTGTTTATTTTATCAACAGCTTCTTTTTGAAATGGGTATAATGAAACGCTGACGAAACCTTTATCAAGTGTAACAATCTTAACGTAATTCTCGATAAAGTATACAGGAGATTCAGAACATTTGATGTACTCAGTAACTTCATGCTCGGTCATCTGCTGAATAATACCAACTCGCTTCAGCTTCGGATTGCCGAGATAATGTTTCATCTTACTTGGTATCATCATACAGAGTTTTCGCTTTTAAGTTTTTTCAATAGGTCTGCAGTCGAACCAACGAATACCGCTTTGTCGACGTTAACATTTGTAACTGTCTTTTCTTCTGGTCTTTCTAACTCTTTGCGTTGTTTTTGCAATGTCATCAGTTTCTCTGTCACTTCTGACATATTTTTAATCATATTTGCTGCTACTTCATACGCTCTTGGATGTTGCGACGCCCTCGCCACTTCAAGAATGCCGTCCAAAGCCTCATTACCCTTTTCGATAAGATTGTAATAATTAGCGCGAGAATAGTCAGCGTCAGGATTAACAGTTGATCCGTCTGGCTCATGAATAGTAACATTTTTCTTGTCCTCTACTACAACAGGAGCATAATCTATACCAAGAACATCAGATAATTTTTGATTAACATCACTCATAATCCATATATTCCTTTATCTGCGTTATAATTTTGTAGCACTTGTGCTGATGACAGTGCGGCACTGTACAATCTAGTGATGCCTATACGACCGTTCATATATTGACTATATTCACCACCATTGTATGAGCCTATATACAAGTTTGCTGATGTATTGAGTATGCTTGAGAAACTGTGTGACACACTATTTACGCTGACTCCGTTGATGTAGGCTTCTAGTGAGTTAGATGCTACATTTTTCCAGACATAAGTTACGTGTGTCCAAGTGTTCAATGGTATTGTATAAGCGGGTGTGTCTACAACTGTACTACCGTTACCTATTTGAGCATAAATGGCATTACCGATAATTCGTATACTATATGACACATCTTGTGCCGCACCACCAGGGTCAAACTTACCTAATACAACTTTACTGCCACTGCTATTACTCAAATATACCCATGCTTCCATAGTCCAATCGCCAGTGCCTGGCTCTAGTAATGCGTTATCAGGTACATTGATCTGACTACTACTTCCATTATAACTAAAGTAAGGATCAGTATATGTGATATTGCTCATAGTACCATTTAGTGAAGTACTAGCAAGATTTGTTATAGTACTGCCACTGCCCGGATAACTGACACTATTGCTAGGATCGTACCATAATACAAGATTTGATGTTACAATTTCTGGTGTAGCAAATTTTGGTAATTGGTTATAATAATTTTGTAGTATTTGCTCTTGTGTGAGTTTGGTATTATACAGGAACATATTGGCCACATAGCCCCAGGGTTGACCCGCAGTATCGTTATTACCCCAACCCCAATGTGTGGTTCCTCCTGCCCCATATGCTATTGAATTTCCAACCTGTGAACCATTTATGTAAAATGTTTGAGATGAATTGTCACCGACTACAGCATATTGAACCCATACGCCAACCGAAGAAGCGAGGTCATATCCTGAACTTCTGAATGCGGTGTCCCAATATCCTAATGTATTTGAGTTATTGGGAATTGTGATTGGAGTGTATTTAGGTGAATTTGTATAAAGCAATGTTCTAAATGATGCTGGATTGCCTGCTTCTAATCTAGCCCATGTGATATATGTATATCCTGTTGTTGGTAATGTAGGACCAGTACCATTTACAACAACTCTACGATTACCTGTGGTACAATCAAAACACTTTACCCCGTTCAACATAGTGTATGTGGCATCAGTCAATGTATGTGTATAAACATTACCTGATAGATCGTTTACTGTGGTACCTGTGCCCGAATAACTTGAGGCATTGTTAGCATCCAACCAGATCCGGAGATTGTTGGTGATAATACTAGCATCAGCTACACGGACGCCATTTTTTCCAAATTGAAATGAACTTGTAAAACTATTTAACATAAATCAACCACATTTTTTATTATTTATAGTGTAATAAAA